ATGCTTCAATATATGTAGCTGTGAAAATGACACCTTTCTTTCCGGTCATTTTGTTGGCGATCATGTCGCATCCTTTCTTTGTGCAGAGGTAACATGGTCTTACTTCTCCCTTTGAATCCGTGTAAGCTGATTCGATGAAGAAATCAACCAAAGCAAAATTGCTTTCGTTAAGATGTTTCATGTACCCTTTGATTTTTCTTATTAAATCTGAATGGTTCATCTGCACCATCATTGCTACTTCTCTACTGTCGGTGAGTAACTGACCGTTTTGTTCAAATACTGTTAAATTGTTCATTTGATTCTCCTTTACAATTTCTTCGGTTTAATAAACTTGTCCGTATTCACTTCCAGTGCTCCGCAGATCAGCTCATATTCTTCAAAAGTAAACCGTCTCTTGCCATTCAGCGAACTACATATCTTATGTTTCGGTATCCCTGTTTTTTGTGATAAAAAAATCTGTTTGATACCTCTTTCTGTCAGGTAATCATTGATTGCTCTTCCGAGCCATTCATCTGCCATAAATTCCTCCTATCCTAATAATTCGTCAATGGTACATCCTAGCACCTTTGCTACTTTAGATAAGCTTCTTACTGTAGGACTAACTGTATTCCACTTATAAATGCTTCCGGTGGAAACACCAGCACGACTTTCTAATAAGTTGATGGAAATACCTTTTTCCACAGCTTTCTTAGATACCTTGTCAAAAATATTATTTTCCGTATCAATCACTCCTTTTCTTTTTGTTGAGTTCTGAAAATATCACAATTTTATATTGACTAAGTTCTGAAAATATTCTATAATCAAGTTGTCAAGCAAAATTACAAAATAAATTCCAGCATTCTTATTATCGCAAGTTTTTTGCGATTTTTTCAGAACCTTATAATCACATTATACGCGATAATTTCAGAATGTCAAGAGTTATTTTTGCGATTTTTTCAGAATTTTGAAAGGAGTCTACATATGACACTGAGAGAACGCGTAAAACATCTATGCAAAGAACATGGAATTTCAATGAATAAATTGGAAAACGAGCTTAATTTTGGAAAAGGGTACATAAGCAAATTAGGTTCAAGCCAACCAAATGTTAATAAGTTGCAGCAAATCGCTGATTACTTCAGCGTATCATTAGATTATTTAATGTCTGGGGAATCTAATGGCGATAATCTGTCATTACTCACGGCGAAAGATGAGCGTGACATTGCAAAAGATATGGAAAACATCAGAAATAAGTTAAAAAACAATGAAGAAGGTCCTGCTTCTTATGATGGTCAAGCTATCCCGGAAGAAGATATTGACTTGCTTCTTGGGCAAATCGAGCTGATGATGAGAAGATTGAAACCGATTAACAAAGAAAAGTACAACCCTAACAAAAATAAAAAGTAGGTGTATAAATTGAGAACAAGCGATATTAAGCGTTTAGTTAAATACTACATAAAGAAATTTAATACAAGAAATCCTTTTGAACTTGCAAACTGCTTAAATGTCGAAGTTCAATTAGGCCCTTTGGGAAGCCGAGCTGGATGCTATATGTTTCTGAAGAATCACAAATGCGTTTTCCTAAATGAAGATTTAGAAGAACATGAGCTGAATCTTGTAATGGCTCACGAGTTAGCACACTCCATTCTTCACAGAAAAGAAAATTGCTACTTTATCAGAAACAAGACTCTTCTGTTATCTTCTACCAATGAAATAGAAGCGAATATTTTTGCAGCAGAACTTCTAATACCAGATTCTTTAATCTATGAGAATCCGGGCATGACAAAAAGCCAGATTGCAAGGCTGGCTGGGTATGATGAAAGGATTATGGAGTTTAAAGTACTGCGTAAAAAATAGGAGAATGATATGGGTATATTTAACTTTTTCCAAAAAAGAGATCCATCTATGGAACTTTATAATTTACAAAACGCCTTACGGATAGCAAATGACTGTGCGGACTTAATAGAAAACACAATAAATCCAAAAGTATTTTTTGACCGATACGACCTATATCTTGAGAAACTCGCGCTACTTTCTGAAGCTCAGAAATGCAAGGCAATTAAAGTGAAAGGCGAAAATCTTATTCAAAAATATTCTCAGATGTCTACTTTAGAAAAAAGAGTATCAGCAACAAATGAATTTATTGACAGATTCTGGAGAGATACATGTGCTAAAGCAAATACTCTAAAAACTGAAAAAGGAAAAAACAATAGGTATCAAAATTTTTTTGATTCTTTATCCGAATATAATGAAAGAATGCCCGAAGAATGTATTGAATACTATGCCTATATTTTTAATAACGCCCCCAGAAATAGTGTTTCAAATCGCAAAGCTATATCAGCCGATCAAATTGATGCCATGCAACGAATTAAAGCCAGTAAGCATTACTGCGATAAACTTTATAAAATGTTTTACAAGGGTTATCCAGAGATGCCGTTCATTTCACAAGATCGTGAATTGAACACTAATTGGATTAATCAGGCGCAAATGTTTGGCGCAAGCCCTACCAAGGAAATGATGACACGATATTCCGATGGACTTCTTCCGGGACATGTATATATGCTGTATTGGATTAGAGAAATTCATCGCAAAAGGATTCCGGTTTATTTTGAATATCAATACGGCATCAATTTTACTGACGAGCAAGACTTTTTATACAAACAAGGCTATTTGACATCAGAAATGAAAGTAACGAAAAAAGGAGAATCTGCTATTGATCTACATTACAGTGTTATAGAAGATCACAAGAGTAACAAATGATATAACCGCTTCGGCGTTTATATATAAATTGTGGGAAAAAGTACAGGAGAAAAGAGGGAGACTAATGCAATTTATAGGTTTTATTATTGTATTAATACTTATTGGAGCCGCAATTAAAATATGGCCTGTTTTTGTAGTATTGGCGCTTATTTTTATTGCATGGAAAATGTATGAACTATTTTATTATAAAAGTGGAAAGTTTTTACAAATAAAAGACAGAATAGAGTCATACATAAATGATTGCAATGAATTGAACAGTCATATCGAACATCTAAAGCACACACAGCTTGTTTCAACCAAAACAGACTACGGTGACGCGCTTTATAGAGATAGAAGCAAATGGAACTACAAGCGGAAACACTTAAGCGATCAGGAATATTTCCCGAACATTCACGACTGCTCTCGTACTGTGTGCAATAATGCAAAGAAAAAGCCGTTTGAGTATATATGCAAATATTTCGGAATAAGAGCAACTGAAGAAAATCTGTCTGCCTTCGAAAACGTTCTGAATAATTTTGAAGCTGCTGAAGATGGAAAGGTTAAACTGAAAGCAGAAAAAAACGGAATAATCGAAAGTATTCAGGATGAAGTCCCTTTCCTTATAAGGAAAATAGGTAAAACAAAGCTTGAAAGAAAACTCGGGTTCGATGAAATTGATATGGGGACTGCATATTTTCCGAAGTATATTTTTAAATATGTAAGCTCTGGAGGAAATGCTTCTACCCAGTGTGATGTTGTGATGGATATCGATAACCTGAATCGATTTGTGATGTTTCTTTCGGAAAAGATAAAATTTAATAAAAGTGCCGCTGGCCAACGAGCGCTTATGACAAGCAAGCTAAGGCAGAAAATCAAAGAACGTGATGGATTTACATGCAAAAACTGCTGTGCATCCGTAGAAGAAGAACCAAACTTACTACTTGAGATAGATCACATAGTTCCAGTTTCTAAAGGCGGACTGACAACAGAAGATAATCTTCAGACCCTTTGTTGGCGTTGCAACCGTAAAAAAGGAGCTAAAATAATATAACCGCGTCAAAAAGTACACTGACTCTGCTGCTGGAATAAGCACAGAAGATCTGATGAATTCGTTGAATTCTTTAGGGCAATAAAATAAAAACCGCCCCTGCGCCAACAGAGACGGTCTACATATCCGAAGATATGCAATCTGAAGCCAAGAATATTGTATCATCTTCGGAAACAGCTTGCAAGCGGAACGTTTGTTTTGCGCTGGCTGTTATTTTTATACTAAAATTTAAGGAGATGATAAAAATGGGAACTAAATACAAGCGCGGAAAAGACGGATATTTCCGCACAAAAGCATGGGATGGAACTTATAATACAGATGGAACGAAACACCGCCAAAATCTACAGACAACAAAGTCCAGTAAAGAGCTGGAGCGGATTGTACAGGAATTTAAAGCAAAGGTCGAGAGCCGGCAGAACATCCGGAAGACGGACATTACATTCCGGGAATACGCAAAGAAATGGAAGGAAGTATACAAGCACTCCAAAGAGGGTAATACAAAGGCAATGTACAGCAATATAATAGACAAGCACTTTATCCTACTTGATGGAGTTAAAGTATCCGATATTGGCAGAATCCACCTGCAGCTCTTACTAAACAATGCAAACGGAAAGCCAAGGACACAAGAGCAGATCTACATGGCATTTAAACAGGTTTTGGGAAGTGCTATGGCGGACAAAATCTATCCGCCGGTACTATACGAGGAAATCTTTGCAAGCATCCAAAAACCTAAATATAAGGCGCCGGATAAACGCCCTCTGACGGAATCTGAGAAGAAAGCTGTCTTTGCCGCAGAGTACAAATACGACAGGGATCAGGTCTACACATATCTGATCTATGGCTGCGGAATGCGCAGAGAAGAGACACTGGCTCTTACGGTGTTTGACTTTAACTTTAAAAACAACACCATTACAGTCAACAAGGCTTTTGAATTTGCAACCGGTAACGGGCAGCCTACTCTAAAAGGTACTAAGAGCGATAATGGAGACCGTACTCTCCCGATACCAACAAAGATATTGCACATTGTGAAAAACTTTGTAGAATCCGCAAGAGCGCGTGGAAAAACTTATATTTTTACCATGCAAGGCGGAGAACCGATGTCTAAGAGCAGCTACGATAAAATGTGGGTGAGAATCCGCAAGGCGTTGCAAGAGCAATCGGAAGAACAGATCACCGGTCTTACATCACACGTATTCCGGCACAACTACTGCACCAACCTGTGTTACCAGATTCCGAAGATCTCGATCAAGAGGATTGCGCAGCTACTGGGGGATTCTGAAAAGATGGTAATAGAGGTTTACAATCACATAATCATGGAAAAAGAGGATGCTGATGGGGCAGTCAATGATGCCATGAATTTTTAGGACAAACATGGGACAAAAATGAGACATTAGACAGAAATGAGACATTTAGAATCGTTTAAAATCGTTTGAAATCGATTATAGAATTAAGACATAAAAAGAGCGGAAACCCTTGTAAATACTGGATTTCCGCCACTTTAAAGCAATGAGCGTGCGGGGATTCGAACCCCGGACAACTTGATTAAAAGTCAAGTGCTCTACCAACTGAGCTACACGCCCGTATTCAATTATTTCATTACTCTTGGCAACGAAAATGCCCAGAGCCGGAATCGAACCAGCGACACGAGGATTTTCAGTCCTCTGCTCTACCAACTGAGCTATCTGGGCATAAGACTTAAAAGTCTAAATTGCGGGGGCAGGATTTGAACCTACGACCTTCGGGTTATGAGCCCGACGAGCTTCCAGACTGCTCCACCCCGCGATATTAAATTCTTCTCATAAGAGAAAGCCGATGATCGGACTCGAACCGATAACCTGCTGATTACAAATCAGCTGCTCTGCCAATTGAGCCACATCGGCAACTTAACTGAGTCCTTACGGTACTCAAATGGATGGAGAAGGATTCGAACCTTCGAAGGCGTTGCCAACAGATTTACAGTCTGCCCCCTTTGGCCACTCGGGAATCCATCCTTATTTAATAAGTGGGGCCTACAGGGCTCGAACCTGTGACCCTCTGCTTGTAAGGCAGATGCTCTCCCAGCTGAGCTAAGACCCCATCTTAAACGACCCAGAAGAGACTCGAACTCTCGACCTCCGCCGTGACAGGGCGGCGCTCTAACCAACTGAGCCACTGGGCCATATTGAAGATATATTGTACCTTCAAAACTGCATACAAAGAATTCATCCTTTTCCTATCACCTTGCTTGGTTATGCCCTCGACCTATTAGTAACAG